ACGGCGCAGACCATCATCTTTGGCTTGGACGATAGTTCTGACGACTACCACTACAGCTGCTCTGCTTTTTGCACGAGCTTGGAAGTCGGCGGCGGTACCGAGGACAACGTGACCTACAGCGCCACGTTTGAAATCACCGGAGCCATTACTGAGACCGTCGCTTAATGAAGCTGACACTTAGCGGCAAGGAGTTCACCCTGCGGTGTGACATGCGCGCGCTGGCTGCGGCCAAGCGCGAGGCCGGCATCGACATTGGCAAGCTGGACGACGACGTCATCGAGATCGGCACGCTGGTCTACTACATGGCGCAGTCTGGAGCTAAGCACGCCGGCATTCCGTTCGACTACGAATGCGATGACTTTCTTGGCCTCATTGAAATCAGCGACCTCGAACCACTGTCCGACGCTCTGAGTACTCTCATGGGAGGCGGCGACGGAAAAAAAAAGTGAAGGCGAGCCGCTGACGTTTGATTCATGTATGCAGATAGGCCTGGGGCAGTTACGCCTCGGGCCTTCTGTTTTCTATGACATGACGTTCGAGGAGTTCTGCGCGGCGGCTACCGGCATGAACAAGCAAGAGGAGGTGCGGCAACAGCAGGAGTGGGAGCGCACGCGGTGGCTGGCGGCCTTGACGCTGGCACCACATAGCAAGCCAGGGCAACGCATCAAGCCCCAAGACCTTGCTACCTTTCCGTGGGAGAAGAAGAAGAAGAACAAGGGCAACAACAAGCTGCTGGCCAATGCCCTGCGAAACATGAACGATGGCAAAACTAAAAGACCTAAAGGTCACAATCGGCCTAAGTAAGAAAGGGCTAACCAAGCTGAACGCCGACCTGAGGCGCACGAAGAGCAACTTTCGCCGAAACTTTGGGGAGATCGCTCAGATGGCCAAGCGTGCGGCGCAAGTTATCGCCACGACCTTGCTGGCAGGTGTTGTTGCATTAGCTCACAGTGCAGCAGAACTAGAAAAACTTACTGTCGGATTCCGATCCATCACAGGCAGCGCCGAAAATGCCGGCAAGATGGTGGCGCGTCTGAATCAATTTGCAGCTAGCACACCATTCCAATTAGCGAACATCAGCCGCGCTGCAAGGCAACTCCTGGCAGTTGGAGTCAAGGAAAGCGCACTGACAAAAGAGTTGCGTATGCTCGGCGACATTGCCGCGGCATCTGGCAACCAGATTGAAGATATCGCGTCCATTTTTGCCAAGGTGCAAGCAAAGGGCAAGGTCGAGCTGGAGAATCTCAACCAGTTAGCCGAGCGCGGTATCCCAATTTTTGACGAATTGCGTCAAACTACCGGAGATGCCAACATGGAATTTGGCGCTGGTGCTGTAAGTGTTGAGCAGTTTAATGATGCTCTCCGCAATATGGTTGCCGAAGGTGGCTTTGCTGATGATGCTATGGTCAACCTGTCGGAAACCATTAGCGGCAAGTTCAGCACAATGCTGGACGTATATCAACAAGCAACTGCTCAAGCTGGTGAAGCTATTGGTTTAACTCAGGCTATTTCAAGACATCTCGAAGGTTCAATTCGCGAGATGAAGCAGATTATGGGCCTGTCAGAAGCAACCAAGAAGATTGTAGCTGAGGACACTGCAAAGCTGATACAGCAAGCCAACAAGGTGACGCAAGCATCTTTTGAAGAAACGCAACAGGCTTTGATTGACTACAATGCCGAGTTGAAAGCCTTGCAACACAACACTTTTGAAGGGAGTAAGAGCTACGAATTTTTACAGACTAAAATCGATTTGGTTCAGGCCGCGTTGCAGACTCTAAACTTTCATCTGCAACACAACGCTGATACTTCTAACGATGCTTCTCTAGCATTTGAGGCATACAATGAAGCCGGTTTGCGCACGACTCGCGTGAGCGATTTGTTGACCGCAAAATTGACAAAGCAAACTGTTACTGCAGAGGAAGCAGCAGAGGCAATGTCAAACTTGAATGAGAAATTTGGGTTAGCTGGATTTACAGGCAAACTGCAAGACGTTGCCATTGACTTAGAAGCAGAGATCATTGAGGAAGGCCAAGCAGATCGTATTGAATACGGTACTGAGCTAATCAAACGCGCCCAGTATGCAGCGGAGAATTTGGGTAACGCATTCCAAATTACCAGCGGTCTTATTGGAGCAGCATTCGACAATATTCGAGACAAAAGCCAAGGCTTTCATTTGTATTTAAAGAATATGTTGTTGGACTTGTTGCAGAAGGCTATTGCTTTGGCCGCAGCCTTTGCCGCGATGAGTATTGTAATGGGTCCAACTGCTATGGCAAAAGCCGGCTTCGGAAGTTTCAAAGCGTTTATGGCTAGCGGCTTTGGCATCCCACAGATGGCGGACGGTGGACTCTTTACCGGCGCTAGTCTTGCTATGGTAGGCGAAGGACCAGGCACGTCAGCTATTAACCCTGAAGTCGTGGCACCGCTTGACAAGCTGCAGCAGATGATGGGCGGCGGCAACGTCACCGTTACCGGTCGCCTTGACGGACGTGACATCTTAATTAGCAGCGAGCGCGCAGGATTTGACCGCAACCGAGTAAGAGGATTCTAATGGCAGGAGAACGACTATACGGTGAGTTTACGGACGACAAAGGCACAGACTGGCGCGTTAGTATTTATGACACTAACGCTGCATGGGATGCAAGCAACGCAACAGAGTTTACACTTGGCGCGGAAGGCTTTGTCATTAGATACAGCGGCAACAACGAGCAGCAGCATCAGCCCATTATCGGCAGCTCTGTCGAGTTTACTTTGTTTGAGAACGTCGCTGCGCATACGCAGACATTGGACCTGCTGTACAGCTTTGCAGAGGGACGGCTGTTGCTTGACATATATCGCGATCCTGATGGCGACAACACTGTGTACTGGCGTGGTGTCATTCTTGCCGAACAAGTTGAGCGTAATGACGAGCCGTTCCCGACTGCTGTACGATTGACCGCAAGCGATGGTCTTGGCAATCTAAAGGACATTGATTTTCCAGACGACAGCAGCGGCCTGAGTCGTAACGTGCGCAACCAAATAACACGCTGTCTGTTGCAGGTGCCGACGATCAGTCGGTGGGGCAACACCGATGCTTTGTTACGTTATGTCAACGACACAGAAAATTTTGGCAGCCACGACGATGCAGATGCGCTTGACAACATTATTGCCAGAGCGCCTGTGCCGGTATTGGAAAACGGAGCTGAGAATCCACACAATTGCTTTGACATCCTGCACAGTCTAGCTAGTTCATTTAATGCTCGCGTGTTCTTAGCTGAAGGCGTGTTTTGGTTTTGGCCTATTAATGTGCATCAGCGTGTGTCGGATGCAGAAGCTATCAGCACAAGTGTCAAACAGTATGACAAGCAGGGCAACGCTGTAAGCTGGACTGCGTCTGACATTACTGCTATGAATGTGGACTACATCCAGTCTAGTGGCACAGAATACCAAAAGCTAGCAGGACATGTATTTACACATTTGCCACCAGTACGACACGTTGAGCGCACACGTCGTATAGACGGCAACATGTACGTTGTGCGAGGCAATGACGACACAGTCGTTACTACGGGCGTCAACATTACTGAGGCTGACACCGATCGCACTTACGAGGTTGGTGCCAAATTTAGGGTGTATGGCTCTCTAGAGTTTCAGGCTTCGCCGGATGCCAGTCAGTTTGAAATGCAAGAAGATTTCGTGCATGTTGAGCTAGAAATAATGCTTAAGGCTGGCACGAAATACTATCAACCGGAAGAGTGGACGACAGATAGTACTGATCACTATGTAATCGACTTAGCTCAATTCTTGCGTAGTCAGGGTGCCAACTTGAACACTGCCTACAGCTTTACTACGATACCATTGACAACTGAAGAAAACGGGCTTGATGTAGAGGCGCGTGTGTATTTCTATGACGAAGGTGGTCAAGACATTAGTTCCAACTTTACGAGTAATGAATTCTACTTGGACTTAGGAGTTGAAGTAGTCAGCGACAATGGTGCTAATGATGACCTAGTCACTTACAGAGCAAGTTTTCCTAGTACAAATGAGTTAACTGTTGACCAAGGCGAGGTGTTGTTTGGCGACAACATTAGCCACGCTGCGCAAGGGACTATTTATGGAGTCAATGGCGGCACGCGTATTTACAATGAATGGAAAAGCAGTCAAAGCTCTGGTCCGCTTGGTTTGCATAGGCTAGGTGTGACCGAAGCACTGGCACGGCAAAAGTTTGCCACTAAAATACATCGAGGCACAGTCTACGGCTTGATTGAGATGTGGCACACAATGCTTGAAGACAGCGAGTACTATGTGCCGTTTGAAATCAGCACCAACATGAATATGCGTGAAAGCACTGTTGAGCGGTACAAAATTGCATTTGACTCGACAAGCATTACAAGCGCACAAGACACGCCGCGAAGTGTAGGTGGGACAAGAGGTGGCACTTTAGACCTAATCAATGGCACTATAAACACCATTACGCAACAAGTCCAACAGCCAAAACCATCTGTAGGTGGCAACGTTGTCACACCAGGCAGCGGTAGAGCAGTGTCATTCAGTGACGTGCAAGGACCAGTGTTCCATCGTGTCATACAGGTAGAGCATACGTCAGGATCGACCTACACAATTGAGGACAGCGACTATGGCTACATGTACACCAACAGCTACATTGACGCTGCCAATGGGTTTGGTACCATCGTGTTGCCTAAGGTGGCGAACAACGAGGGGCGCATGCTGAGCTTTAAAACGGACAGCACGCTGCACGCCAACAAATATGTTGTTATTAGTGTAAACGCAGATGAGGTATCGAATGGCGTGCGCATTGATGGAGCGACCTCATATACGATGGACCGAGATTACGATGGCCTGGGCGTGTTGTGCTACGATGGTCAATGGTTTATTGTACAAAAGAAGGAGAAGGGCGGCGGAGCTGTGCAGGAACTAGACGGCGAGCTGCTTGAGTTTATTACAAGAGACACGACCTACGCCAATAGTGATTACGAAGGCCAAGTGGTTAAGTACGGTTCGGACACTCTTGTGGCCGGCAAGTTCTACACCTATGCGAGCGGAGGCTGGACCGCAACCGATGCAGACGCAGAGAATCAAACACGCGGCTTGATTGGTGTTGCGCTAGGTACAAACAGCGGTACTGACGGGCTTCTCGTGCGCGGCATCCACTTTAGTAGCACCTACAACGCCTTTTCTGCTGGGCAGATTATTTACTTAAGCACAACAGGCGGCACAGTAACTACGACCGCACCTTCGGCTAGTGGTGATTTTGTGCGCGTCATTGGCTATGCCTTAGGATCGCGTTACATCTACCTTGATCCATCGCCGAACTATATCGAGCTGTGAGCATCAGCAAGATTAATGGCGTTGCAACGGATGACGTTGTCAAGGTTGACGGCGTAGCTGTTGCCGACATCGCCAAGGTAGATGGTATCGAGTGGCCAGCCGCAGCTGCATACCTACTTGACACCTACACCGATGCTACTCTGGCTTACAGCTTTAGACAGCTCAAGACTGGAGTGACGAATTGCATCGATGTAGTCAACAGCAGCAATGTCACAGCAACGATTGGTTTTAGTGGTGGGTACTTAGACATGGCTGCGCTCGATGCTCATTGTGGCGTAGGTAATGGCACGATTAGCCGGTGGTATGATCAAAGCGGTAACAACAGGCACGCCAATCAAAGCACATCTACTAAGCGGCCTACTATCTACAGTAGCGGTGCGCGGGTCGTAGTGAACAGCAAGATGGCCGCGAGCTTTGATGGCAACGACCGCTTGGTCATCAGCGCAGCGCAAGTGCATACGGGTTCGTTCTACGCCAACTGCACGATTCGCACAGGCAGCACAGTAGCTAACAGCAGCATCCTAAACCAGGACGACTCATACACACCCACAAGAGTGCGTATTGCTCAGTACCTGCGCACCGCAGCATCCGGCACAACGGCACGCGTTGTCGTCTTCAACACCGCACAGCAGAATTTTGCGGACAACAGCCCAGCACTAACAACCAACACTCAAATACAGATTAGTGCCTACGCAACAGCTACAGGCACGATTGAGGCGTTTGACAATGGCACAACCAACGGGTCAAGCTCTTACACTGGCACGCTAAAGACAGGTAGCCACGAGTTGGCCATAGGTAGCAACGTACACGGAGCTACACCGGCGGCTTTCTTTACAGGTCATATCCAAGAGGTCATCTTGTTCGATGGGGATCAGCCAAGCAACAGGTCTTCAATTGAAAGCGATGTTGACACCTACTACAACATACCTTAAGTCAATGCGCAACATAGAAAGAGTCATACTGCACTGCAGTGCAACGCGTGAGGGCGACGACATAAGCGCAGACACAATCCGTACTTGGCACACATCAGCACCGCGCAATTGGTCAGACATTGGCTATCACTATGTGGTGCGGCTCGACGGCACCATCGAGAGCGGCCGACCGATTACAAAGCCTGGCGCACACGTCAAAGGGCACAACAAAGACAGCATTGGCATCTGCTACATCGGCGGTCTCGACGCCAGCGGTCACCCAAAAAACACTTTGACACGTGAGCAGCGCAGCAGCATATGGCGCCTGTGTCGTGCCCTAGTCATTGCACTCAATCAACCCTTATATCTACATGGCCACTGCGAATACAGCTCGAAGGCTTGCCCGTCGTTTGAGGTCGCGGAAGTCTTCGGCAGCCTCCAATGCTGGATGGCGTGCCCTGACTTCGGCGTTTGAGAACAAGGGAGACCTCAAGCGGTGGTCGGTTAAGAACACGGCCGGCGGTCTCATCGTTACTACGGCGTGCGAGCAGATTGTCGTAAACGGTATTACGTGGGAGGCTATTGCGCTGTGTTTCGTAGGAATACTCCCGCTCGGCCTTAGTATGTTTGACAGATGAACGACGGGGCGGATTTACTGGCGTTAAACCTTGTATGGGTAGGCTGGGAGATGGCCAAGTGGCAGGAGGTTATCGACTGGGGCTTGAGCATCGCGGGCGCGTGTACGCTGCTTGCCATAAACATTGTCCGACTGCGGAAAATGCTCCGTCAACGTCGCGATGTTGATAACGGCTGACGGAAAAAATTTTATTCCCCCCTCTTGCTGACGTACTTGGTGGCATCAAAATCACCTAGTTATGTCAGAAGACATCTTCACATTCCTTCAGGAGAGCGCTAGCGGTGCCTCCGACTACGTCAAA